CTTATGGTTTTAGTTCCGCCCCTTAAATTCATTAATAATCTTCCTGAATGCAGATTGCTCATCCTGAGTTTAGCGTTACGCAATAAGGCGTGTTTTTCTTTTCTCGCCCTTGACACGATATACTCCTGAACTCCGAGCTTTGACTTTAAAATCTCGTAATTGATATAAGCGTAAATATACGCTTCAAACAGTTTGTTTACGGAAATGTTCGCGTCATTTCCATTTGCCATACCATCACTAATGTACTCGATAATACAAGTCTCTCCCTGAATATCAGAACTAAAGTCTATTACACCTTGCCTTGTATCTACTTTAAACGTTGGGTTCGCATTTGCTGTTTCAGAGTTAGAGCCATATCTTGCACCAATCCTGAGCCCGTAGTGCCATGCATCCCCATAATATCTTCCCGGAAGCTCAGCATCGCCAAAATTACGGTTCATGTAGATATCATTCGTATCGCCGTTAATTCTGTCGGTATTCATCTCCGTCTCTTCAGATTTAACAACATACCCATCATCATCAAACACGAGCTGTCCGTTCAACTGTGAGTACTTCTGAGATGCGATTGTTCGCACATTCTCACTAAGAGGATACAGCGTATGGTTTTTGTAAATGGATATTCTAACCCAATTTACAAAGTCAGGAGGCAAAATCACCTTCAGCATCTCATTAATTGTGAACTCGAGAACACGTAGCTCCCTGGATGCGTCATAGCTAAGCTCCTGTATAGCTCTTTTCGCATGAAACAATATCAGGCTTGTCCCAACGTTATTGACTAACTGGTGGTTGCCTGTGTATCCTATCTTAAAAGAAGATACTATGTCTGTCAATGGAACATACTGGTAGGAACCCGGAGTTCCGTTTTCGTAGTATTCCTCGTCTGTGATATATCCCATTATTGTTCTGTTTTAATTTGTTCCTGTTTTGAGAAAGCATACACCTCAGCATCCCTTATGGAAATTCCGGCATATTGCAGTATTTTTACTACAAGCTCATCTTCGTATTCCTCTCCAAGCTCAAAGTCCTGATAGTCTGATTTTGACTGATTAAATACAAATACGTTTGGAGATACCTGTGTATAAGTCCATTTTGGTACAGCCGGAAATCTCGTATAAGCAACTTCGACACCACCAGTCTCGACAAAAAAAGAAGGATACACAAATAAGCTATCCCCGATAATGGTATATACAGGGAACTCTTTACTTGGCTTTGTCAAAAGCGATGCGTTTAATTGTCTTGCCTTAATCGGAGAAACTCTTTCCGCCGTTCCGTTATATATTTTTGGAGTCAACTCGTCTCCTGTTGTAAAACAGATAACATCCTCTATTCTGTAAAGCGGATACTCCGTAACAAGAGAAAAAGAAGGCGGAACATTTCCAGGCAGCAAATCCTCCACTACAAGGAACTTCTCTATCATTGTCTGCACATCAAAAGAGCTGTCTGCGTAGCCAACCCCTGATTTACGGACATTCTCCATATTTATAGCCGTATTGTACGAGCTAAACAAAGACCTGAATACATCAATCTGCGCAAGCTTAGCATACAGATTAAAGTCCGAAGGCGTCATGTAGCCATAATTGTTCTTATTCATTATGGCTAATACTGTATTTCTTACTGAGTCTATCATAAAATAAAACTTTTCACAAAGATAAGCAAAAAAAATAATAGGATTGACAAAACATCAATCCTATTACCGAACACAAAAAACTCAACCATGAAACTAATTACCCATAACCGAAAGAATATGTTTTAATATCTCTATACCCTCCTCAGTTTTGAAGTACGATACAGCTGCATCAGATGGGTCAACTCCAAATGGGATGGTAAGTAACTTCTTTTTATTAGTAGGGGTATTGATGTAAATGTCCTTGTTGTTGTTTCTGAACGCCAGCAAGTTTTTCTCAAACATCTCCCTTACTTTTGCATCCATATCTAAGTCGGGGTCATCAAGCATTTCAAGAAATGCTTTTGGATTACTCCTGATGTAAATGTAGATGTCTCTTTTAATTTCCTGTGATGTCATTCTGCTTGGGTCTACGCCATACAGAACACGTAGAACATTTTCCATTTGAGTAGCATCGAGCTTACGTGCTTTTGACATGGCATCATTCTCGAGCTCGTAAATACTAAGCTCTTCTTCTGCATCCTTAGCTTTGTCAACTTCCTCAAAAGCCTTTCCGTTAAGCGGATGGTAATATAAAAACTCTTGCAATACCGGATTTGTTCTCGGAACTGTCAACATACCGTTTTCAAAAACAACAGGCTCGAGCAATGCGTTTCCGTCCTGCTCATCTTCAAACGGTGTTTTTTGATTGATTGCATACCTCAAAGCCCGGTTTTCTCTTTTGTCTTCGTCGAACCACAATAACGGATAACGTCTGCTGTGTCGAACCGGTAACATGTATGCTAATGGGGTTGAATTGCCTGTCAGGCGATAGGTTCTGTCTATTGCAGACGAACCACGACTATACTTTTTCATTTTATTATAGAATTATATTTTAATTAAATTAAAGCAGGCGGTAGACACACCGCCCGCTCTAAAGATATGCGAACACTAATACTTGAAAATCATGAAGTTGTTAGCACCAAGAGTACAAGTACATCTTTCAGTCAGGAAGTGAACCTCCATTGCGTCAAGGTCGCTTGTAGCAGCACCACCGGCAGAACCGGTAATCCATGTTTTGTATTTACGATTCTCAGTCTGAGAAGCACGATAACGAACATGCAGGAATGGACGCTTGATATTCTGACCAAGCACATTGTCGTAAACGGTAGTGGTTCCTGCGGGAACAAGCATACCATTAATACGACCAGAACCGGCAGTTGCAACAAGACCTCCACGCATTGTTGGGTCATTCAGATACTTCCAATCGGTTTTGTAGAAGTCGTAACCTCTGCGGAAACCTGTAAAGCCAAGATTCAGAGCCATTTGCTCGTTGTTCTGGAACAGTCCGTAAGAAGTTCCACCAGCACCGTAGCTATTCTGAGCAGCCAGCATATCGTCAATATCGAAAGAGAAGTCTCTGTTCACGAACAAAGCGTTTTCTTCGATAGCACCCTGACCGTCAAGTCTGGCTACGATTGTGTCAAACTCAGCAAGAGTGGCGGGATTACCAGCAGCCCAAACGTTACCGTTATTGGTTACTTCGTAGAACACACCTTTCGTGCCTTTTACAGTAGAAACAGCACCTGAGTTAGCCTCAGCAGGAACAGCTTCAAGAGCAGCAGTTTCGATGTAGTCATCAAAACGCAAGCGGGTTTCGTGCTCTGATTTGATATACCAAAGATAACCGGATGCACCATTTTCAGAAGTAACTTCTACCCAACCAATCTGAGCCATGTCTGACCCATTGATGGCGTATTTGTCCTTCATGATAATAGGAGAGTTGTCCTTGATTTCAGACTGAGCTTCCAGGGAACCTGACATTCCGCTTGAGCCTTTAACAAACTCAGAACCGTAGATAAATACGGTACAGGCTTTGTTTACTGCAAACGCCTGACCACCTGCTTCGTAAAACGCAACAGTAAAAGTGGTAGGAGCAGGAAGAGCTGTGATAATACCTTTGTTTGAGCCGGAGGCGTCATTTGCAAAGATAGCAACAGTTTGACCAATACGCAAAGCTCCGGTAGTTACGCCTGCATCGCCAATAGTGAAAGTAGCGGTGTCAGATGTGATAGCAGCAGCTGAGGTACATGATGTGTACTTAATGTGCAGACGTCCCTGTTCAGTCCATTTGATAAGGTCTGAAGTTGAAGGAATTTCTGCGCTTACCATACGCAAGAAAGAAGCAACAGAGCGATTGCCGTAGCGCTCAAATTCTTTCTCATAAGTGTCCGGCAAATACTGACTTAAAAAGTCAAAGTTGGTAATGTAGTTAGTTGCCAACGCTACCTTCTGAGGGGCAGGGGTTAACTCAATACCGGGGGAACTTGCGAGTGCCATAATTTAACAGTTTTAAAATTTTAAACATTTCTGATTTTTAAGCCACCAGAATAAGACTGGTCGCTTACTTCTTTTATCTGCATTCCCGCCGGCTTTTGTGTTTGCATCACCTGTCTTTCTTTCATATCAACGTTTTTCATCTTTCCCATAAGCTCTTCTGTGGCTTTTGCCACGCCCTGGTCAAAGAAATGTTTTGCAAACTTTTCCGGGTTCATTGCAACAGATAAAGCACGATGATAACCTTCTACATCTGCGATATTGCCATCAGCGCCAACATACTTTCCTACGAAATTCATTGGGTCGGATTGCAATTTGAAAAGTTCTTTAGGGTCTCCCGGAGTAAACATCAAACTTTTGTCATCCACATTGAACTCAAAACCTTTGAATCCGGGATTAAACAACTCCTCTGTTTTCTTCATGAAGAACGCCCGCTTTTCTGATGCGGTTGCCTCTCTTTGCTTTTTCTGGTCAAGCCATTGCTCGTAAGTTTTGTACTCGTCGGAATCCTTTCTGATTACAGTCTTATCAATCTGCTCGATTGGTAGCTTGTAACTGTTTTTTTGTTCCTCAAAATACTTTTTAGCCTTACTAAGCGCCTGCTTTTTAGCTAATTTAGCTTTTCTCACCTGAGATTCATCATCAATATCCTCATCATATTGAAACTCAGCCAGAAGTCCAGGCATGTCCGTTTCGTCAATGCCTTCTTCTGTTGCAAGAAAATACTCTGCGAGGAGCTCGTCCTCTTTTACAGTTCCAAGGTCACGCTGCAACTTCATGTAGTCGTGAATACCCCGCCCTGT